TTTTCCTAAATCTTGTCTTGATCTAAAAGCTCTACTTTCACTTAAATCATTAATTAGTGTTAAACTTTCTTTGGCAAAGTTTTTTCTGCTGAAGTCAAGTCTATCTACAACTTTAACAGCATTACCTACGTGATCAACTGCTACGAAACCTTCTTGGTCTCTTACAACATATTCGTCACCTTGTAATTCAAATGCATCAATTGATTTTATATTTTTTAGTTTTTGATATAATGTGTTTTTGATTGCTGTCAGTTTTAACCAAGCACTATACCAATTTTGAATATTTTTCTTATTAGCCATATAATAATTTCGCCATTGTTCTAATGCCAATAATTTTCTTTGTCCAGCAGGCCCTTCTCTACCTGTTTTTAATTTTGCAATATCTTTTTCAACTCTTGCTTCATAGTCTTTTGCAAAGTTATAAAAAAATGATAATGGATCTTGTGTTATCTCTCCAGCTTTAATCATATTGTTATGATTTGCGTGTACTAACTGTTGAAAGTTTTTTCCCAACTCACTAGCTTCTAAAAAATCAAAAATATTACCTGATGAGTTTATATATTTTTCAGCATCGTTGATAGCTTGAGTTACATTGGCATACTCTCCTTTTGTAAGATTTACAACTCCTGTAAAATCTTTTATGTAGGCGTCATCAAACCATACATCAGGTGTCTTGTTTAAACTTTCTATGTCAATATCAAAACTTGCTGTCATACTATCTAAACTGTTTCCTGAATAGCTTGTATGAAAGACAATACCTAAATCTGCTTGTTGTATTTCTTTAGCTAATTGCATACTTTGTGGTACAGCATAAGTTATTGTATTTGGTTTAAAAGCAATATATGATTCGCCTTGATAATTTATTGTTTTTAAATCACCTTTGGTCCAAAGTAAATCACCTTGTAATACATCTTTTATACCTAACTTTTGTAAACTATTAAATGCTTGTACCAGCTTATCTCTTAATCCTTGTTTACTAGTTTCCCCTGCATCAGGATGATTAACTCTAATATCATCTATACTTTTGTTAAGTTTTGCATCTTTGTTAAATGCACTTTTTGTAGCAACAAAAAACTTTCCGTCACTAGGATCAGTTCCACACACTATTGCCGGTGAGCCGTCCCACTTTATTGTTACATTAAATTTCTTTGTGCTTGAAGTTTTAGCTAAATCGGCCAAGTTTCTTAAGAATGAAACTGCTCTTATGGCACCTGCCTTACCTTGAAATAATGCCAAATCTTCTAAATGTGTAAGGTGTAGATTTGGATTTTCGTTTAATAGATCGTTAGCTTTCATTGTTGTTAGACTCATTTAACTTTTTAATTCCACGTTCAAATTTCTTTGGATCTGCTGTCTTGATGCTATTAACAAATCTCTTTACTAAATCGTCAGCAACTGCTTCATCATATGATTCATATATCATTTTAGTCACATTTATTGCTGATGATATAACGTGGCCAGCACGAGTCTCAACTAAATTATTCATATCGGTAGCAGGAACTACTCTACTAATTTCCTGCAATATGGTACGTGTATGTTTCTTCATAGCTTAAATTACCGCCTTATGAAATATTTATAACATTTTTACAAAAAATTAACAGCATTTATTGGCTATTATCAAAGGTTTGACGTTGTGACTTCAATAAATCACGTAATCCTTTAGTAATTTCCGTCTTTTCAGCCACTACTGAAGCTTCAGATTTTTCAGTTACTGTGGATGATCTTTTCTTAATTGATTGTACCAATGCGTCAGATGATGTTGGTATTATCTCTACGTCATCTTCATTTAAGTCAGTAATTCTCAGTCTATCAATGTCAAATGCTAGATCAATTTTACTTCCTACACCGCCACTTGATCTAGTCTTAATTAATTGTATTTGATATCTACCTCTTTCACGCATAGCTCTACTTGTAAAGATACCAATCAGGTTGTCTGCTGTATTGATCTTACTGATACCACCTGCAATATGCGATTGATCATATTCTACTTCTTCAATAGCACCTCTATTCAACTGCGATGCTGTAACCAAAACTAGTTGCTGTTCTACAGCAAAGTTTCTTAATTCTTCTGATACAAACTTATCTTTAATAAACAATTCTGTTGGTGATATTTTTTTACTAATTGGCATCATTAGATCCAGATAGTCAACTAGTACCACATCTGGCTTAACACCTTTTTGTATTGCATACTCTTTTACAAATGCACGTAAGTCATTAGTAGTGCTACCAGATGGCATATACTTGACTTGGAAATTACCTGATTTAGTTTTTTCTAATCTGACTGCTAGATCTACATCTTCAATTTTCTTAAATATTTCATTTGTTGGTGTACCTGTTACCATTGCATCTAGCCTCATTGCCGACAGTTCTTCACTTAACTCAAATGTAAAGTATAATACGTTTAACTTTTGGCTTATCCAATTTAAAGCCAAGTTTTGTAAGAATAAACTCTTACCTGCACCCGATGATCCTGCAAATATTGTTAGTTCACCTTTGTTAAAACCACCATATAGTTTTTTATCTAACATAGACCAGCCAGTCTTAACTGTTCCATTGTTATCTTTAAGTGCCATCAATCTTGCCTTCGGATCTTCAAAATAATCAGTACCTAAATCTTTTGTAAGTCCAATACGTACTGCATCTTTAATTTTTTCTTCAACTGGACCATAGTCACCTTTTTCTAATAAATCAGCTGAATCAATTATCGCTCTTTCTAATGCTTTGTGTCTACAAAATGTTTCAAACTCATCTAAGAACCATTGCTTTTGTGTGTCATCAATATTTGGTACTTGTTTTAACTCTATTTCACATTTAGCTTTGATTTGATCTATAGTTGGTAGTGTTTGATATTTTTCTGAATGTTCAACAAACATTGATACAGCTTCAAAATATTTTTTACTGAAATAAACTGGACTAATAATATTTCTAGCTCTTACAAATAACTCAGGATCAGTTATCATAAACTCTAAAAATAGTTTCTGTAAATCGTCTGTATATACTGTTGGCATTAGTTTATTATAACCTCTTTTGTTTTAGATCGCAAGTATTTCCAACTATATGGAAACTCTTTATCACATATTTCATCAATTTGATCAGCTATTACTCTTGTTTCTTCTTGGGTATCCTTTGCACACCTTAAGTTGCATACTCTAGCGAAAGCATATAAAGTACCTGACCAATACCATTCAGTCATCATTGACTGTGGCAATACCATACGTGCCTGCTCTGGAGCAACACCTTTTTCAATTAAGTTTTTATAAATTAGTAAACATTGTTGCATTGTAGTTTCAAGTATATGCTGTTCATTTTTGTTTAGTTGAACTACACCTTCTGATCCTTGTTTAGAATCTTTAGGTCTGCCTCTCCAGGTTTTTGGTTCAAATAACTCTGGTTGATAATCAACATAACGTCTACTGATTTCATTCCAGCTTAATCCTACTTGATGCTTGACTAACTGCCTAGCAACGAATATAGGTGAACTAATTCTAAACTGTAAACTACAATGAGCAAATGGTGACCAATGATTGTGTTCTGCTAAAAACTTGATAAGCTTTTCATCTTTTTCTTTAATTACTCCTGGTGTAGGTCCAGCTGGTGTGATTGAATCCCATTCGGATTCTTTCGCATAACTTACTCTTGCGGCATTTACCACAGTTAAGTCTGATCCCATTTTATCAACTAGTGCGACATTCATTTGCTAATCAGTTCCAAAAACTTTTCTGACCATTCAATCGAACCATCAGTGTTTCCATCACATTCTTGCCTTTCAATAACTCTCTGGGCTCCTAATCTATCTAATTGATTATCTACTTTTTTACCTGCATTACAAAAATTATCGTGAGCTCTGTCTCCTAATGCAAGTACACCATATTTTAAATTGTTTAACGCAACTCCTTTTGCATCTCGAATATTTTCCCAAAAGCCTTGTCCGTTATCTGGCATATCACCTTCTCCTGTAGTAGAAGTAACAATAGCAACTTTCGTTAGCTCTTGTAACTGACTTAATGAAACATCATCCATTTCTTTTAATTCAGCTTCTACACCTTTTTCTTTTGCTATGTGATTTAATTTTTTAGCTACCATTTCGGCATTACCCCACATAGATGCCCATAAAATATTCAATTTATCGCTCATACTTTCCTCCTAATAAGTCGATACAATTTTATCCGCAATACCATACTTGACTGCTTCTTTGGCTGACAACCATCTGTCCTCCGGTGGTAATAAAATATCTCTAACTTTCTTTTCACTCAAACCAGTACATTTTTTATAATGCTGTATCATTCTATCTGTGCTGAGTTCAAACTCTCTTACTCTTGCAAATAGTTCGTGTTCTTTACCACCTGATCCCCAACTGTATTGGTGTGATAAGATACTTGTATTTGGTGTAATAACTCTACGTCCTTTTGTACCACTCATAAATGTTAGCAATCCACAACTTGCAATCATACCAAGTCCTACTGTTTTTACAGGAATAGCTGATCCTTTCATTGTGTCAATCAATGCAAATGCTGAATGCACTTGCCCACCTGGTGAATTAATTACTAGTGTAAGTTCATTTGGTCTTTGTGAGTTTGGCATTAAGTTCTTTTCAATAATTGTTTGTATTACTGGCTTTGTTGTATTACTGTCAAAGCCATCACTGAAATACATTATTCCAGCTTCCCACATCATCATACCTGGTTGCATTGGCTGAGCTTGTGGTTTAGGTTGTGCGTTTTTATCTTTATCTTTCTTACTTTCTTTAACCATTTGTGGCTCCTATTTTTTTCAAAACTTTAATTTTTGCTATATTACCTATAGCACCGTTAATTACAGATTGTACAGTATACAATCTACCATATTTTTTTACTGCTTCAGCACAATCTTTAATGTTGTTTTCCCATTGTGGAAAACTTACTAGCCAGTTGTTTTCAACAGCAACATCAATTAAATTTCCTCCAGACTTATCTCTGTCTGGACAAACAATGACAGTCTTGCCAATGCTATTAATCAAATCTATTTGTCCTTGTGTAAGCTTATTTCCTAAAGAACTTACTGAATCTATTGCAAGTGCATCTAATACACCTTCTGTTATTATAATATATTTTCTGTCTTTATACAAGTGATCAAAATTATAAATGTATCCAGGTTGTACTACCGAATAATATTTTGGCACATTGTCATAATCCTTTATAACTCTAGCTGTATATCCTACTAATTTTCCATTAGCATAAAACGGTATAATAACTCTTTCATTGATTTTCATATATGGATCTGTACTCCAATAAAACTTATCATAAAAATCTAAACCTCTATCCATCAAATACTTGTAAACAAATAAAGCACCAGTAGGTGGATTTGCTCCTTTGATAATTTCACTCAATAAAACAGAATTATTTGGTAATTGTTTTTCTTCAAAATCATTTGCATAATGAGATTGCTTATTAACTACAACATTATCATCTTTTTCTTTCATCGCAATCAACTGTAATTCTTTTACTTTTGATTCTGGTACTCCGATATTGATTAATAAGTCACGCATCTTACGTCCTATTAATCTGCCGGCTGTATAAGATGCTTTATATCCACAGTTGAAACAATGATAACTCGAAACTTCGCTAAACTTAAATCCACCTCTTCTTCTTTTGTCAGCAGAATGCCCTTGTGTTATACACATTGGACAATTAATAGTATGCCAACCAGATGGTGTTTTCTTATGCTTACCACCAATAAATGCAAGTATTGTAGATTGTAAATTCATTAATATTATTATACGTGAAAGTTACCTAAAAGTCAATTAATTTAAGCTTTATAGATATTATGTCCAACACCAAAGGTTTGTAATTTAAACCTATTTGCGGAAATACTGGCTCTGGTTATTTCTGTTACAACATCATTGAAATTTATTCTTGATTCTAGTGCCATTTTCCAAAGTGTTTCCACTCTATCGCCAACAGTTTCAATGAGTCTGAAAGTTTCGTCAGTGGATCTTAGATTGTTGATATAGTTATCAGCAACCATAGTGTTTCCAATTTGGGTTATACCAGCAGGAACTAGATGAATCTCATTAAATTTCAATCTACCCATAGCTTCATCGCTATTATAATCATCTATTGTTCCATCTTTGAAACTGATCACTGTATTTGGTTTCATATCTACTATTTCTTTAGCTCTTTTATCATCAATGAATTTATTGGTTACCAGTACAGCTTTTTCTGGATTATCCGTTACGTCAATGTGATAATATTTAAAAAATTGATTAAAACTATTATCATATTCCCAATCAAAATACACAGATAATAAATTTTTTCCAAAAGCTTTTTTTGTTGCTAATATGGTATGAAGCAAGGTCATATAGTCAGGTTCAACAATGCCTACTCCCTCTGGCCAGCTAACTTCTTTTAGTCTTTTAAAAAAATCTTCAGGAATATCTGATGATGGATAAACTTTCCAGTTATTTTCTTTTATTATGTGATCTATCATTTTAATAAAATGCTTTTCAATGGGTTGGCCACCGGTGCCAAAATCATTTGCTACGATCAAACTTATACCATTGTGAGCTTGGCCTGACGTCATTAATTTCATCTCGTCAGTGAATGCTATATTAAGACAACGATTTTCAAAATCTTTCTCGTTATAAAATGGTGCAAAAGATAAACGTACAATCGGAGAACGTTTACTGTCGTTGTTAGCACTCGTATAAGCACTAAAACATTTTTTAAATCCCGGTTCTATGTGACTGGATAAAAGATCAAACATTAATTTCTTAATAGCATTTGATCAAAGGTACCTGCGTTTCCTGTTCCTGGCTTGTATTTTACTCTGATCCATCTAACAGCAGATTCGAATTGAAAAGGATCAATCTTTTGATCAGCTGATGATGGTGTAAATGATGTTTGTGTAGCACCCATACCTTGTATTGGAATCACAAACCAATCGTCATCATCTGTACTAGCAGTATTATCTAAATTGCCTTCAATAGCTACGTTACCAGTAAAGTTTGTAGTGTATATTGCTATTGTGTGAGCTCTTGATGTCAAGTTTTGTTCAGATGATCCTGACAAGTTGTTGCTGTAATACCAAGTGTTTCTGAGTGTGAAAGAACTTGCTACTTTTGTTGGTCTTGTTGTTGGAAAACTGTCACCTTTGATTTCTACTACTCCTACGGCATCGCCAGCCCTATCAGTATAGACTAGTGTTTTTGCACCACTTGAGTTTTCAACGTATGCTGAAAAATGATATAATCCTGGTGCTAGATTATATAATTCGTTAGTTAAAACTGTGGTATTACATTTACCTCTAGTAGCGTCACTGATTGTCAATTGTTTTGCTAACACAGTCTCATTTGTCTCAACATCTGTCATATTGAAATAAGCCGATTGACTTGTTAAGTCGTAGGGCTTATTATCAGAATTAACTAGATTAAAATTTATCTTGTTATCTGTACCAGAATATAGTAATATTGTTTTATCGTACATTGGCATATTACTATTTAACGAAGTTGGTACCGCTAATGTATAAGTTTTATCTAAGATATATACTGTATATGAACTGGACATATTAATATTTATGGAATACGCAGAGTTACAAGAAAAATTTCCGTTTTTAAGCTGTATTAGGCACAGCAACAACGAATATGTGGGTATATTACTGAATCAAGATCAGTTTGTTACATCTATCTACGTATATGATCAAATACAAGACACCGGTAAAAAACAGCTATTCTTAGAACTAGGTGAAGTTTGGTGGTGGGAGTCTAATAGGACCATTCCAATCAATATATTCCTAAACAGAGAATTTGAAGAATTTAGACCATTCATTAAAACATTTACTACCAAAGATGTTGAGATAGTTTTTGGACCAAAAACCAGTTTGAACAATGTTTTGAAAAAACGTATTATAAGACGTAATATTAGCTTAATTAAGAAAAACAACGAATAATCAGCTTTATCCACATCATTAAACGCATTTTAAGGGTCGTACAGCGGGGTTTAAGTGGATGCCTGGGGTGTTAGTACCCCCGCAAAATCATTACATATTAAATTCATCTGCACTACAATGGCGTGTGCATAGGCTATGGCGTGTGCCTTCTTAAAGTAATAAGATCCGTCAGTTGGTTTAACCCAAACTTGATTTTCCACTTCTGTCCAACTTTTCCCTAGTAGGTGTCTTTTGGCTGGTCTGATTATTGCCAACACCATTGCTAGTTGATCTATGCTTGTTGGTTTCATTGTTTGTAGTATTGAACTGTGTTCTCCTACGTGAAACAATTGACTGCTGAATTCTTTGTGCGTGAGTAAATCCCATAACGGCTCCTGATTTAAAAGTTCTACTAAATGCTTTTCGTCTTTGACATCATTGTAAATCGATACATTTAGAATATCTAGTTTAAAGTAACCTCTCTCTTCTGCCTCTTTATATTCGATGTTGGATATGCCAAGCATCGGATTAACTGGTATATCAGTACAATATACACCTGTGTTATGTTTCTTCAATCCGTTCTTATCTTTGATACTTGCAGGTATATGCTTCATTAACTCTAGAAGTTTATCTCTATTACCTGTATCTATGTCTATATCTGTTTTAGCTATATTCATTCTTGATTATGCCTCGGATCACGTTGTTGTATTAATTCTTCTACTCTGTTTTTAAGAGAGCCTGTATATACTTCTAGTGTTTTTACTCGTTGTCCTAAATCTTGCATTTGGATCAAAGATGACTTCACTGTTTGTACATTTTTATCATATAACTCTTTTTCAGCTAGTTGTACAATTACTTGTAGCTTTTCCCACTCTTCAAGTATCTCTTTTCTATTTGTTTCAGCAAGAGTCATTGCTGTTGCTATAGATCTTAAATCACTTATTTCTTTTGTCATAGCCCAGCCGCCTTTGTTACATCCATTACAAACTTAACATCTTCAGGACTATCTTGAAATCGCTTAGACCAAGGTCCTGGTGAAATGTAATCTTCTATCATTGTCATTTGTTCTGCAGAAAGCTTTTCTAATAAGTTTATACCACCTTCGCTATTATAGATAACCCACGGACTAATCTTTCCAGATCTAATCATATGTATTGCTCTTGGCAAAGATACTTCTTCAAAAAATTTAGTCCAATCTGCATTTATTTCTTCAGCCCATTTTTGTATAGATAGTATAGTTCTTTCCGTTGCAGAACTAACACTTTCTTTATGGCTGAATTCTTTAATATATTTTTCATATACTTCATCACTTGACCATCTATCAACTCTTTCTCTGTTTTTTAATAGCCATTCAATATAGTGTTCTACCGATGCTATGTAAACACCCATAACATAATTTGCAAATTTAACAAATGCTGTATAGTATTTGCTTTCCATAAAGTCTTCATATGTTCTTTCATTTTTCATAGTGGTACTGCTAATACGGAAAAAATGCTGATAACACCTATGAGCTAATTGCACGTTTGAATCATTCCTATTGTTCCATCTTCTTTTTGGTTCACAGAGATGTGCAACCAATGTACTTTCATTGGTAAAACTTTTTCCACAAAACTTACATTCATACGTCATTATAAACTCTCTATATATTTCCTTAATTCTTTATCTTGCACGTCATTTGGTATTTCATTCTTGTAAAATATCTTATAACTGTCACTGCCATACTTTCCTATACCGTGTAAATCACTTGCTTCTTTGTAATCCCAAGTAAGAAATTGTTCACTCATCTTTCTCAATCTTTTAGTTCTTACATTCCACATACCTAATGGCTTCAACATATTTTCCTGTGTCTTAATCCTGCCTCTTAGAAATGCTTTTGGATTTGGGTACTTTTTAAAAAGTTTTGGTAATATTTCTTTTACTTGTTTTCTATATGTAAGATTCAAGCACATAACACCTACCATATGTTGCCAAACAGTTTTAACCTGTTGTTGTACCATTAGATGTTCTTTCATTTTCATTTTATTAACAATTTAATTTCTTTATCATCTAATCCAGAATCACGTGCCAATTGTTTTATAGCATCTTTATCTAATATGTTTGATAATAAATCTATCTCATCATTTTTGTAATTTGGATACAACGATTGTAGAAATTCTATCCTTTTAGTTTTCTTTCCTTTTCCTTTTGGTGCTTTGATCCAAGGGTGGAACATTTTTTTACCTACACCACACAAACACAATAATTTCCAAAACAATAAACTATCACCTGCGTGTTTTTGTAAAGCAGAAAAATCCTTGTTACAAAACTCATTGACATTTTGAATATATGTTTCTTGTAATATCTTACTAGCTTTTGTACTACTAGCAAATCTCATAGCAAGATATGACGAAAATGTTTTTTTAAGTTCACTATCTAAATTTTCATACCAGTCCTTTTTACCAATATCTAAATTGTACAACATCTGATTTAAGTTTATACTTGGCTTTGTCATAGTATGCTCCCAGCATCAAACGAATCCGGTATTTGATTTGTTTCTTTTGCAAAAAATACGCAAGGTGGATTTGGTGTGTCATTTAATGGTACAGCAATTATATGTCCGTGTTTTAGTTTTGGAAAGTACCATTTTACTTCTTGAAATACATTTACAATTTTTACTTCCTGTGCTTGTATCATCTTGTGTGTAAGTGGATTAATAGTTAATACTTCAAACCCTCTATCATTTAAACTTGTTAAAGGAACCATTTCGCATATTCCTAATTCTCTCTCAACAGCCAAGACGCTCCAATCGATCGGCATTTGAACTGTATTCTTTCCTATTTCCATTATCATACTTGGAGCATTAAAAGTTTCCATAAAAATTAAAGGCACAAAAAAGAAGTCTATGTTTTTTGGATTGTTTGTATCCAATACACAATATTGCACTTCATCTGCTGTTTCTGGCACTTTGTCCAAGTTGTACGAATAGTTTTCTGTTGTTAATATTTTCATTATATTTTTACCTTACTAACAGTATACGGGTATTTGGCCTCTTTGTAAAACCTTTTTCTTGCCGTTAAGTGTCTTTTTGAATATTTGCAACTTGATGTTATATCCCAAATCTGCACATAATCTTTATCTTCTGCTTTTCTAATACCTCTACCAATACTTTGTATTACTCTTACAAAGCTTTTTCCTGGCTCTACTAATACTAGATTGAATATCCTTGGTAAATTAATACCTACTGCCGCAACACCATATGTAGCAATAATAACCTTATATTGTTCTGTTGCTACTTCTTGATATTCTTCTTCACGTGTTTCTAATTTTGTTTTACCTTGTATGAATACTGATCCGGGTATTTCTTCTTGTAACAGTTCACCTGTTTTAATTCTATCAACAAGTATTAAAGTATTACCGCCTGATCTTATTTCATCAACTAGCTTACCCATAAATGATAGCCTTGGCTTGAAACTCGTAAGATATGTTAATTCTTCTGGATAAGATCTAAATGTTTGAAAATCTTGTGTCTGTATAATATTAACGTGACATTGTGCTAACACACCTTTTTCTTGTAGCTCACTAGCTGATAGTTGGTTGATTACTTTACCTAATGATGCTATCAAACTTATTTTCTCATATTCTTCTTTTGGTATAGTTCCTGTTAGCCCCCATCTCATTGGTACTTGGGCAAATGGTCCTGTCAATAATGTTTTTAAAACATCTGCTTTCGCCATATGTACTTCATCTACCATTACACATACTACATCTTTTAAAAACTCATCTAACGGAAATTCGGCTTCTGCTTTTTTAGTTTTTTTGTGCAACACATTTAAACTTTGCCAAGTACAAATTGTATGTTGATGTCCGAGCTCTTTTCTATCTCCAAAATAAACTCCAACATCTAACCCACAAGTAATATAATCTTCTTCTGTTTGTCCTACTAAACTTTTGTTAGGTACTATAACAAT